GGATAATCTTCTTCGCCCGATTCATCTCCCTCCTTAGCCTTCAGAGTCTCGAGAACCGTTGAGCTGTCTACATCGAATGACATTGTGGCAGCTACGCGTGCCATATGCGGGAGGATAGGAATACGACCAGAACGCATATCATCCTTCGATATCCCCCAAGAAAAAGATCCGACGTCTATCCTCTGGGCTATTTGCTCAATATCCAACCCTATGCTATCAATGATTAACTGGTAAGCACTTACGCCGTAATCTTTAAATATGGTCCCAAGAAAGCGCTCTTTCTCGAACCAGAACCTTATCAACTCATCGACGAATGGTGAGTCAGAACCTTGGTTCATCCTCGCTATTTCGGCGATCATTTGTTCACTGATGCTTAGACCTTTATCCCGCTCCGCAACAAATAACGCAGCGGCAGGGCGGAAGATCGTTCCTACTCCCCACACATCAGTGTTGACATGGTAGTTTTCCTGTAAGAATACCTTAATTACTTCTCCTTTGACGTTATGCCATATCTGTTTGCTGGCATTCATCTCTAAGCCGATTTGAGCGGCGGCTTTCTCGATCGGAGTATAAGTCGACTCTGCACTTTCGATGTTAATCATAGATTTAGGTATTGCTAATAACGTATCATCACCTGCTTGGGCACCGACTAAAGGTTCGTACCCTAACAGTTTAGGTATAACATAATGTATCACCACTTCCCCATACATAGAGCCACCACCATGCGTAAACTTAGCTCCTGAAATAAGGCCGTCAGTCATGCCAAATATTCGGAAATGCTTCAGCCCCTCGCTCTTAGTGTTTTTGTCGTTTAAGAGCGCTGAATATTCCTCATTATGGATACGAGCTAAAGACTCATCGATTAATATATATTTAAACGTCAACGAGTAGATAGCGGCATCCAGCCAAGAATGGTATCTAGCATTAATGAAAGGACGTACGGCGATATGCATTACAGTGGCCAGAATTGACCCTATAACAGTTGCATCATATTTCGACCAGTCAGCTGCAAGTAGATCATAGTCTTTCGAAAAAGCCTCTGTGATCATAGTCTTTAACATATCAACTCTAGTAGGCTTATCCTGCAGGCTGGGCATAAACGAGACCTTGTGTTCCTTCACCGCTCTCATGAAGGGTGCCATGATCATAGCCTCGCGTATCCCGGGGATAGCGGCGTTAGGGTAAACTGATCGCGTTTTCCCAGGTTTCGCGACTAATTTACCGTCTACCATGTTATATCCATGTTTCTGAATACGTGCCAGGAGAGAGACAATTGAAGGATGCTCATCACCACTGACAACTAATCTGTCAAGGATGTAAGCAATCGCATCAATGACCCTAAACTTATACATAAGCTTATTATTCCTATCCCTAACCGATGAACCAACGAGTTCAATGGTAGAAACCCCCGTTTCGATAAGAAGTCTCGTAGCTATGTCTTTAGTTAAAGGTGCATTAGCTTTCGCATAAACAGGCCAAGCTATCATACCATCTGAGTCCTGATCAAAGCGAACCTTCGTTGCCCCGTCTGGTGTAATGGAGCCTTCACGTATACCGCTCTTCTTCAGCTGATCCCTCAGCCAAAGCGAACCCTCGACCGTTAACTGGCTCAGGCGTGTGTCCCGATAATCGATCTTCCGGTTACCTTTAGCAATAAAGTTGATAGCAGATTTTGCGACTTCACCGATTGAATTGTTGTCAAAACCCCCACCGGTCAAAGCCTGGTCTCCTTCAACTAACCACAGTATACCCTCCGGTGTATCCATGTCCACAGGTTTCAACTTTTTGTGAAGAGAGACTAGGTCCAATGTGTATCTATCGATCTTCCGTGCCCTCTTCTCCAATTTCTTACTCCACGTGTTCTGGTCGTTTGCAGATTTTATTTTGTTGACCCTACCTGCAAACTTTAATCCTTTGAATACGCGAGGTCCGAATAGTCTAATACCTGCTCCAAGAGCGGGAGAATTGCCTCTTGGGTTGTCG